GTAAATTGTATCAAAAAGTTAAGAAGAATATGTCATCTATCTCATGGATTAGGCTTGAAAATCTTAGCTTATCCGGTACTCCTGACTTGTTGGGCTATAATACTTCTGGGCACTTTTTCACAGTAGAGTTAAAAGTTACGCGAAGTAACAAAGTTCGTTTGTCACCTCATCAAATAGCGTTTCATGTACGCCATCCTAACAACTCATTTATCTTGGTAGAGACCCTCGGTCCGAGCACCCTAAAACTTTTTCCAGGGTCCGTGGTCCAGGAGCTTGCTGCTTGCGGCTTGGCGCTTGAACCCTTGTGCTTGGGGCTTGATGCTTGCCGCTTGATGCTTGAACAGGTTGGTTCGAAAGCTTGACGCTTGAAGCTTGAGGCCCGGACCAGGTGCACGCTCTACCACACCGTCGCGTGGACTTAAGCTAATGACCTGATCCGAATTTAACGCGCCCTTCGCTGGCAAACTACCCAGAGCTCTTGAGCGCGTATTACATGATTGACTAGTTAGGTCTAGTAATTCTTTAATGTTTTCCATATTCAATATTTTTAACGTTAGGATCCCAGCATTGTCGACAGCTGCCGCAAGCGTTGTCTTGGTCCGGAGCTGGACATGTTCTACTCTTCGTAGAGACTGTTGACGTATTAGCCCAGCTCTTGACTGGTCCCTGGTCAATCATTGGTGAAGAAAACCTTACAACTAAATTATCAGGACAGCTGGTCATATGGTCCTTGATCCATGCTTCACGTGTTGGCATCCAGTGACGCTTAGCTGGTGTAGCTCTACACACTTCGAATATTTTTTCCAGGTGCTGCACGTCCTGCACGTCTCCTGAGTCATGCCATCTAAACACGTCCGGCTTTTTAGAATTAATTAATGTTGTCATTGCCTGAACCCAGTCAGGGTGACTGATGGCTTTGAGTCTTTTATACTGAGCTTCTTGTACAACTTTAAAAACATAACAACCTTTTAAGGCATAGCAGCCTTCACAAACTGAATTTTTTATTTGTCTTAATTTTTTGCCAGTCTTGCATTCTTTGGCAGGTATACCTATTGACCAGCCGGGCATCTTCGACGGTTTACTTAGACCTCCAACAAGGGTCCATGCTTCTTTAGTATTCATTATTTCTCCTTTAGTTTATAGGATTGTATATCATTATAATTCTTACGTGTCAAGCTTGCCGCCTGACGCTTGGCGCTTGCAGCTTGTCGCTTGTAGCTTGGTCCTTGAGCCTGGAGCCAGCGCCAGTGGTTAACTAGCGCTGCAATACTTTCGGATCCTTGTCTCCTACTCATCTTTTTGTTTCTCCATATACTTTCTAGTACGCTCCTGGTCTTCTTTAACTAAACGAAGCACCTCTTCCAGCGCATCCGCTATTCTCTTTAGTTCATTTTCCATAATATACCTTTCTATATACATCCTACATTATCCTTGAGCCATTGTCAAGCGTTTCCCTTTTTCATTAGTAGGACCGTTAGCTTTGCACCCTTGCAGGCTCCGTTCTGGTTTATTCCTAACAGTCCAACAAATGATCCCAGGACCAATTGCTTTAGGCAAACAACCGAAGTTGGCAAGATCACCCTTGCGCCTTAATTAATTGGTCCAGAATCCAACATAACATAGGATAAATAATAATCAATAACTTTATTTAAATAAACTTCTTGACATATCCTACAATATCCTTTATACTTGGACGGTGGCTGGGGATGGTGGTTAGTAGTATAAACAATGCAATTACAAGTTGCATTTTTTTTTTAGACTTGACAAACAATTTAATTTATGGGATTATCCCTTATGCAAAACAACAAACATACAGGAGAAAAAATGCCAGAAAAAAGACTGACACTAAATAGTGAAAAAAGGAAAGCTATTGCAGATGTATTTCAAAATCACTTTGAACAAAATAGTCCAAAGAATGAACTACACAAAAAAGCAATCGCTGATTACAATACTGCTAGAACTAAAATAAAAGTTTTAGCTGAAACAGTTGTAAGACATCATCAACCACAAGAAGATGTTGACACAATTAGAAGTATGATAAAAAAATACAGTTCAAGTGGGGGTGCATTGTATGATGACAACTGCTTTTACTTTACTGCACCACCAAGAAATGAAACTGAAAGTGATGGACATGTTAGAGAAATTGTTGATGAAGAACACGTCAAGTTTGGTTTGAGTAAAAAATTTGCAAGGTCTTATTATAGAGATGAGATTAAAGCAAAAGGTCTTAACCCAGACTTTCATGTTGCAATCAATGGCAATTACGACAAAAGAAGTCCAAGCTATTACACTATGGAAAGCCAAGTAAATAAATTTACTGGACATGAAACAAGTAGCAACGACAATAAAACATCTTTGTCATACACAGATGAGTGGGAAAAAGATTTTAAACTCACAACAATCGGCAGTAATTATTGTCATAGTCGTATGTTTGCAGTTGACCAAGAAACATTTGAAACTTTTAAAATGTTTAATAGTTTGAAAGAAAATGTAATTCTATGTCATCAACAATTATATGAACACGTTAATAGTAAAATGGAAAAACTAAAACTTGGTTTAAAATCTTACAGATACTTTGACCAAGCTAAATCACTTGCTGACAAATTAGGTGTTGCACTTAATGAGGGCATACTAAATGAAAGTTCATCAATGGCACTTTCAGTTTATAGTCCAGAAAATTTGGCTAGTCTTTTGGAAGATAAGGTTGAACAAACTAGAGAGGAAAAAATTGCTATTGCAAGACAGATAATGGCACAACAACAAAGCTATAATTAATAGTTGACATGGGGGAGAATATAGGATATTCTCCCCTTAATAACAAACATAGAAAGAAGAAATAACATGGACAAAACATTTTACATCACTTACTACGCAAGTAAGCACAAGAAACACATCACAAGAAAGGGAAAGCATGACGAAAAATCTCGTTATGGTGTTTCAAAAAAAGGAACACCTTTTTATGTGTACTACGATCTAGATAGTCATGGTTATAGAACTGCCACGACATCTTGGAAAGTGAGGCACTAAATGAGTGATTTTGTTTGGTGTCATGGTCCAGGGTGCCACAAATCCCACACGCAAGATAGGATAAGAGGTGTCAAGGGTAGCAAGGTCCTAAGAACTAGGAAAGTAAAACAGCACTCAAATCATGTAAACATGTATTCTTATTTTTGTAGTCAAGGCTGTTACAATGACTTTGCTCATACATATGTAAGAGAGATCATTGCATTACACCCAAGGACCGAGGCTCTTGAAACACCTATTGATGTAGTCAAGGAACAAGCTACAAATTGGGCAGGCAATACTTATATTGAAACCAAGATAATAGCAGTTGACAACAATGGGGGATAGTATAGGATAACTATATTAACAAATACAGGAGAAAACACATGGACTACGAAAACGATTACAACCTACTAGAAGATTGCGCAGAGCAACAAGATGTATGGGAAGACTTAGAAGATATGGAGGAGGACGATGAGTAATATCAAAGCAACTAACCCTTATTCTGGTGAGAGCGAGATGCTCACACCAGAGGAACACAAGTTATACATCGAGATCAAGCAAGCAGAGTTCGATGAGGATTATAATACAATGCAAAAGAAATTGTCTAAGTTCAGTAGACTTAATGCAAGTGCATTCATGGTACTACTAGACTAACCGAGTTACATACATGTGTGGTCCTGTTGGACCACACACACCTACAGGTTGTGCCGCCGCGCTCGCGCCATGGGTCCCAACCCAATCCCAAACATCACTAATCGCCTCGACCCATCCCCCCTTTATATATAAAAGGGGTCCCACTACTCTAGGTTGTATAGCTTGATTTACACAGCTTTAGCTGGTAAAAACATGTTGAACACTTTAAACATAGTGCAAAAAAATTTTAAAAATTTTTAAATGAATTTGAATAATATAGATATAAGTAAACTACCTGCAGACGTACGTAGGAAATATAAACAGCTGCAAGTAATGCACGCTGAAAAAAAAATACAGAACAAAGCTAAGGATGATTTCTTATCCTTTGTCAAATGTATGTGGCCCGATTTTATTGAAGGCTCTCACCATAGACACATTGCAGAAAAATTTAATAAACTTGCAACAGGAGAGATAACAAGACTAATTGTAAACATGCCCCCAAGGCATACAAAGTCTGAGTTTGCATCATACTTATTACCAGCGTGGATGGTGGGCCGTAATCCAAAACTCAAGATCATTCAAGCAACGCACACAGGAGAACTTGCAGTAAGATTTGGTCGGAAAGCCAAGAACCTAATTGACTCGGAAGATTATTCTAAAATATTTGAAACAACTCTACAGGAAGATAGCAAAGCCGCTGGTAGGTGGGAAACGGCACAAGGCGGAGAATACTTTGCAGCTGGAGTAGGCGGTGCAATCACTGGCCGGGGTGCCGACCTATTAATAATTGATGATCCACATTCAGAGCAGGACGCACTAAGTCCCACGGCTCTTGAATCAGCTTATGAGTGGTACACATCAGGACCACGTCAGCGTTTACAACCTGGCGGTAAAATTATTTTAGTTATGACTAGATGGTCTAATAAAGATTTAACAGGAAAACTTATACAGAATCAAAAAGAAGCGAAAGCTGATCAGTGGCACGTGGTCGAATTTCCAGCAATCTTGGAACACGGATCAAAAGACGCTAAACCTGTTTGGCCTGAGTATTGGAAACTAGATGAATTAGAGAAGGTCCAAGCAACACTGCCCACGGGTAAATGGAACGCGCAGTGGATGCAAAACCCGACATCAGAAGAAGGCGCAATACTTAAACGAGAGTGGTGGCGAACTTATACAGGTGATGACATTCCACAACTACATCATGTCATACAATCATATGATACAGCATTCTTAAAAAAAGAGACAGCGGATTACTCAGCTATTACTACATGGGGTATATTTTATCCTGATGAAGACTCAGGTGCTAATCTTATATTACTCGATTCAATTAAAGGACGATATGAGTTTCCAGAACTAAGGAGATTGGCCCTTGAACAATATACTTACTGGCAACCAGAATCTGTTATAGTTGAAGCAAAAGCATCAGGACTACCTTTAACTTACGAGCTTAGACAGATGGATATACCAGTTGTGAACTTTACACCTTCACGTGGAAATGATAAACATGCACGTGTAAATGCGGTTGCACCTTTGTTTGAATCTGGTATGATATGGGCACCTGAGCAGAAATTCGCAGACGATGTCATTGAAGAATGCGCTGCGTTTCCTTATGGTGATCATGATGACTTGGTTGATAGTACAACACAAGCAATCATGCGATTTAGACAGGGCGGTCTGATCGGACACCCTGAAGACTACATCGACGAAAAAGTTGAGAAAACGAAAAGGAATTATTACTAATGTTTACAGCAATTAGACAATGGGTTATTCAAACAATGATGAAGGGTCAAACCGGAGTCATGCGAACCCTACCTAAAAGAGATATCATAGAAATGAATACTCAGATCACAGCTGAGCGAATAATGCGTCAGGGCATTGATCCAAATGCGTTAAAAAATGTTAATCAAGTTGAAAATGTAATTAATCAAATAGACACACCTAAAGTTATCCCAGCAGATAGCGCTGAAGGTAAAGGTATTACAGAACAATTATTTGGTAAGAAAAAAGCAGATGTATTGGACATGGAAGGCAATAAGATTCCTGAAGGATCACAGATCATGGGTGGTAAAGAAGTACCAACAAGCATTGAATCAGATGCAGCAATCAAAGCACGTCTTGATGGAGATAATAAAAAAAGTATTGCAGGTATAAAAATTAGTTTAGTTGATGATTCAATTGCTAAAATAAAATCTTTGGAACCAATGGATGCAATGAAAGAAGCAAACTTAGTTGCAGGAAAAAAAGGTAGATATGCAAACTTAGATGATAATCAAGTTAAAAAAATTATGGATGATACTGAAGATCATATCTTTGAAAGAGATATACCTGATGAAGACTTTGCAACAGGTGGACGTGTTGGTTTAAGTAAAGGTGGTGGATTATTAAAGCTATTAAGCTTCTTTAATAAAAAAAGTCCATATAAAGCAGGCAAAGATTATTTAACAGATATTAAAAATAAAACATTGAAAGCAAAGGAAACTGGTAAGTTTATGGATCTACCTCTTGCAGAAGTTGGTATTCCTGCAACAACTGGAGCTCTTGTAACTAATCAAGTAAAGAAAAAATTAGAAGCCATGAACGAAGAGCAGAAAGAATTAGACTTAAAAGAATTTATAGAAGAATTAGAAAATGATCAGTTCTATCAAAAGTATCCAGACCTTAAAGATGAAACGATAGCAAGCTATACTGAAAAACTATTTGGTGAAAAGAAAGCAGACGGTGGACGTATTGGTTTAAGTGGGGGTGGTGGATTACTAAAATTATTTAAATTTTTAAAACCTAAACCTAAAAAATTAACTAATACAGTTAATGAATTTATATCTAAAAGAAAATTTTTAAAAAGTATGGTTGGCGAGACTGAAAAAAATAAAAAAGCTAGAGAATTAAAAATGTTAAAAGACTCAATGGAAGAAGCTAGAAAAAATCCTGGTTTTAAATTTGAAAATGTAGACATTGATAAAGATATCAGACCTATCTTTGACAAAGAACTAGCAGAAACTTTAAAAAAAAATCGTAAACTAAATGCAGACGGTGGACGTATTGGTTTGAAAAAAGGTAGTGGCGGCATAACAAGTAAAATTGTAAATGCTTTAGGTGGTAAAAATATGACTGCAGGAGAACTTGGACTTGAAGGACTTAATCAACTTTATCAATTGTTACAAATGCCTGGTTTATATGCAGACGGCGGACGTATTGGTTACAAAGATGGACCAAAGTTCGATGTCCAAGCTTCAGGAAAAAAGACTGGTAAAAACAAAATTACAGGTGCACCAGACGGCATTACAATTGATAATGAATCAATCAACGCTATTATAAAAGCAGATATACCAATTTCTCAAAAGATAGATCTTATTGCAGAATATAAATACGGCAAAGATAGAGATAGAATCGACTACAAAGATCAAGAAATATTTTTAGGTGAAGGTGGTTATAAAGATCGAGACATTGGATTCGGTTATAATTTAGGTGGTGATGGAATCAGTGGTTCTGTTATGCGTGATCTTAGAACCGGCGATGATGA